AATTGAAGATCTACCTGAAATGCAGGCTGCTGTAATTTCAATGCGCTATGGCATCGGTGATGATATTCTTGAGCCCATGTCAATGACAGCAATTGGGCAAGTCTTGAACATGAGTCGAGATCGAGTCAGAACATTAGAGCAAAAGGCAATTCGTGGTCTTAGAGAAAACCAAGACGAATTAAATGGTTATCTGTAAATTACAATAAAGGTAGGACTTGCGCGACAGTAATGAACGTTACTACTGAAATTAATAACAAGATTTCTCAGATGGGTGGAAGCGGGAGTGCTCGACTTGAGTATCTATCACCAAATCGATCTTTAAATTTTGCAAGCGGTAGTAACAATATCAATACAGCTCCAGCACAGGCGGTTACTGCAATACCATATGACGTTCAATTCAACGATTCAGTAGGTTTGATGGGAGCAGAGAATCTATTCTTCAAATTAAAGTTAAACATTATTAGTAACTCAAGTGTATTCCTTAATAGCGACACCCAAGAGAACAGCTATTTACCTGTATGGACATTTGTAGAAACAGGAACTACTAATGACTATGACACTGCAGTAATGGATTTCTCTCAAGAAACAAGTACTAATAAAGTCAACACGTTTGATCCAGCTCGTGTATCGAATGACCTGTCTAACTATGGAAGACCTGTTGTCAGTGTCACTTTAAAGAACCTAAAAACTGGCAATCAGTATCTTGACAATTGGCTAGACATCAGAATGTACGATAGTCAGAATAGACCAATAGACTATGACAAAGTTTATGTGGACATTGAATCTGATTTAATTATTGGCTTTCATGCTCGTAATACCAAGCGACTACCCGTAAATGCACAGGTAGAAGTTGGGCAGGAATTCTTAGAGTACAACAACCTAACAGCTGAACAGCTGAAGCAATTTGTTTAATCTTCTTTAGTCTCTTCAGTTACTTCAGGTGTAGGAACTTCAACAACAATTTTCTTCTTCGGCTTACGCTTAGGAGTTGATGGAGCCTCTTCTTTCTTTTCAACCACAGGTGCTGGCTTCACTTCAGGTGGCTTAGGAGCAGGTGCATGTGGATAAGAAGTAATCGTACGAGTCAGGACTGACCCACCAGAGATTTTAGCGAATTGATACTCACGATAGAGGGTGTTATCAGCACTAGCGATAACAGCAACACGTTCAAATCCAGTGTGAACAGGGAACGTGAAATTACCAAATCCATCGTGCCTGATCTCAAGTGTGTGCGCTCCAATCGAAGTTGGAACAACTAAGCGAACAGAAGTACCGCTATCGAACTT